CGAGGGAGCCCTGCTCACCGCAGCCTGGGGCGTGATCCAGCACGGGGCACCCGCCGACGCGGAGCCGGTGCTGGTGACCTACGACCGGGGCGCGGTGCTGCCGTTCGGGGTCGACGGCCAGGCCGACCGGCACACCCAGCTCGGTGACGCGATGGAAGCCGCCGTAGGGTGGGCCGTCTGATGGCCGCCAGCCCGCAGCAGCAGACCGAGCAGTTCATCGAGACCGCGAGCCGCGCCGAGCTACAGCGGATCCTGCGGGTGCTGGTCGAGCGGAGCATCGAGGCCGCCGTGCTGGCGTACCAGCAGATCCCGGCCCCCGGCACCTACCAGACCCACGAGCCGCCGCCGAGCCCCGCCATGCGGTGCATCCACCCCGGCGTGTTCGCCACCGAGCGAGAGACCGAATACTGCTCGACCTGCGGCCGGGAGGTGCCCCGCGCCGAGCTGTGAGCCCAGCAGCCGCCCGCCCCGGCCCGGGGCGGGCGTTGCTGTCTCAGAACGCCGGGGCGACCTCGGGCGGCGGCGCGGGGTGCAGGGCGGCGACGTGCTGGTCGGCCCTGGCCTGCGGCACCACCGCAGAGCAGACCGGGCACAGCTCGGTCGGGACGTACTCGACGCCGTTCTTGGTGGCGGTCATGCCGGAAACGTCGCCGCCTGCCGGGAGATACAGCTCGACCGGGATGCTCTCTGCTGCCATCGTGTCCTCCTGGGTGAGTGTCGGGGGTCAGCCTAGCCCGGTGGCCAGCGGCTCGGCTCTGTACGGCTCTGTGCCCGGCTGCCACCGTGCCCCCACACAACCACACCGGGCACCACGCGGCACAGCCCCCACAGCGAGCCCAGAGCTGCCCAGCGGGCCGGGCGCGGGTCCACGTGAAACACCCGTGCAGCAATTACGCGCAGATTGCGCGCATGTCAGCCCAGCAGCCGGGCCGCGCCCTCGGCGTGGTGGTGCACGTCGACCCGGATCCCGGCCCGCGCCGAGGGCGTCAGCCCGAACTCGCGGGCGAACATGCGGACCTCGATCGCCGCGTCACGAGCCTGGCTGTACGCCGGGTTCTTGACCAGCAGCCCCTCGCGCTGGATCACGGGCGGGGACTTGGCCACCAGCTCGGCCAGGCCGCGCCACCGGGCCACGGCCTCGCAGTAGACCGCCAGCGCCGTGGTGTCGGCCGCCGTCAGCGTCCGCATCGCCTCAAGGTGCGGGGCCACCCGGTCCCACTCCTCGGCCGCGAGCTTGGACAGGTAGCCGGGCTTGACCACCGGCAGCGCGGCCGGGCGGGGCTCGTCGGTATTGATGCGGCGCCGCTCGTCGCCCCGCACGAGCTTGAGCGACGTGGGGGCCGGGGCCGGGCCGCGCCTACCCATCGAGCGGCCCGTCGCCGGTCGGGTCGCCCCGCTCGGCCCGCGCACCGGGGGCCGCCACGACCCCGGCCCGTGCCAGCGCCGCGCCGACCTCGGCCAGGTACGCGCCCAGCGCCCGGCCGAGCCCGTCCATCGCCTTGGCCATCTGCTCGGCCATCTCCTGGCCGGGCGAGCGGCTAGCCACGGGCGCGCCCGCCCAGGTCGCCCAGGTCGCGGGTCATCAGCACGGCGTGCTTGACCCCGATCGCCTGCGGCAGGTCCAGGCCGCGCAGCTCGGCCACCACGAACGCGGTGATCACCACGTCGGCCAGCTCGCCCGCCAGCTCGGCGGGCTCGGCGTGCTCGCGGGCCAGCCCCCGCAGCCGCAGCCACGAGCGGACGGCCTCGCCCGCCTCCTCGGCCAGCTTGAGGACATGCCACCACTCAGGCATCGTGCCGCCCTCGGCGGTGAGCCGGGCCAGCCAGTTGTGCGCAGCGGTCTGCGGGTCCGCGACCGCGGCGGCCATGTCGCGGCGCAGCTCGGCCGCGATGTCGCGGTCGCGGGCCGCTGCCCACTCTCGGGAGTCGGTCACCACTGCCACCAATCCAGCCCGCGCCGGAAGTCGCCCGCGAACCCGGCCAGCCAGCGGCCAGCGCGCACGGTGACCGGCTCCGCTAGGCGACCGGGGGCCGCCTGGCGGCCGACGCGCTCGGTGACCGGCTCCGCAGGGTGACGATCGCCGCAGGCGACCGGCCCCTCGGGACGCGCAGGCCGCTGGCCTGCGACGACGGCCTCGCCGGTCACCGGAGGTGACCAAAAAGGCCGAAACCTGCCGCGCTTCGCGCGGGCACGGGTACCGCCCCCCGCGCTTGCGCGGGACGGAGGGGTCACCCCCCACCCCCGGCGACGCGCCGCGTCGTCGCAGGTGGGAGCGCTGCCCGGCTCGCCGGGCGTCGTCACCCTCGGCGTCCGGTCACCGGCTGCGCCGGTCACCGCGGCGAGATCGGTCACCGCCCGGAGCCGGTCACCTGCTGCGCTCGGCGGCGGGCTCGGCTGGCCGAGCAGCCACCCCGGCACGGCGGGCGGTGTCGCCCCGCGGGCGAGGGCGGCCTGCGCTTCGGTCACCCGCAGGTGGTGCGCAGAGCAGAGCGAGACGAGCAGGTGGTCGGCCTCCACGCCGGGCCGGATGTGGTGCACCTCGGCAGCGGGGGCCGGGCAGGATGGCCAGCGGCAGCGGTGCCCGTCGCGGTCGAGGATGCGGGCTCGGGTGGCGGGCCAGCCGGGCGGCATCCTGCGGCCGGGCAGCCCCTCGGCCCACCGTGTCGGGTGGTCGGGGCATGGCCGGGGGTTGGTGCACCGGCCTGCCGTGCAGCAGGCGGGGGCTCGGGTGGGCATGGGGTCAGGCTACGCCGAGGAGCTTGTCGACCAGGGGGGGCAGCTGCTCGGGGGTGGCGGCCCACGCGGTGAAGTCCAGGGCGTGGGTGGGCCAGCCGTCGTGGTTGCCCACGCCCACGAGGGGGCGGCCCCGGTCGTGCGTGGCGGTGGCCTCGATCATGGTGCCCGAGCTGCCGGGCAGCACGACGGCCAGGTCCACGGCGTGGGCGGTGGTGATGTCCCGGTAGAGCACGGGCAGGCCGAGGCGGATGGCGTAGGTCAGGTGCTTGGACACGGCGCGGCCGGGGGTGGGGATCAGCCCGATGGCCACGCCGCCCGATGCGGTCATGCCGTGGGCGCTGGCATCCATCACGCCGCCGAGCCCGCCGCAGATCAGCACCACGGGCGGGCGCATGGTGGCCAGGGCGTGCCCGGTGTCAAAGGCCAGGGCGCGGACCCACGCCGGGCAGTCGCGGCCCTTCCCGATCACGCCGACGTAAGCCGGTCGCATAGCGCCTCCATCACCTCGAATCGCCAGGCGTCGGATTCCTCGGCGGTGGCGCGGGCGATGCGGGCGCGGCCCGCGACCACGGCGGCGATCTCGGCCACGGTGAACCGGCCCTCGGCCTCGGCGTTGAAGATCGCGGCGAGGGAGTGCAGCAGCCCGGCCGGGTGCAGCGTGCAGCCGTAGAGCCCTTGGTACAGCCGCAGCGCGGCCTCGGCCGGGTCGTGCGCGGGAGCTACCCGGCGAACGTGGGCGGGCGCGACCATGCCGCCTCCATGAACTCACGCCGGTAGGGGTCGGTCTTGAGGCAGCCCCGGAACCCCTGCACGGTCACGACTTCCTGGGCGGGGGCGTTGGCTTTCATCGCCAGGCAGCAGTGCACCGACCGGAGCTGGAGCGCCACCCCGCGGGGCTTGATGATGCCTTCCAGCGCGTCGAGCGTCTCGACCAGCAGCCGCTCGTTGAGGGCGGGCTGGCGGGCGAAGTAGTTCAGGCCCTTCTTGACCTTGGAGTAGCCGGTCAGCCACTGGTTGGGGACGTAGGCGAAGTGCGCCACGCCGAACGCCGGGGCCAGGTGATGCTCGCACATCGACACGTAGTGCGTGTCGGTGACGATGATCAGGTCGTCGTACCCGCAGTCGTTGGGGAACAGCTTCCACGAGACCTCGATGTCGATCGTGGCCGGGTTGATCACCTCGGCGTACATCTGCGCCACGCGGGACGGGGTGTTGGCCATCACCTCGGGCTTGCCTGCCTGGCCGAGGGCGAGCAGCAGCTGGCGGGTGGCCAGCTCGATCTCGGGCAGGTCGAGGAGCTTGGGCGGCAGCGGGTCGCCCACGGGCGGCGGCGGGGTCGCGGTCGTGGTCATGCGGTGATCCTCTCGTCGGGGTCGGCGGGCCCGATGGCGGCGGCCAGGTCGAGCACCGTCTGGTCGTCCTCGGCGGCGATGTTCGACAGGTACGACGCGAGGTAGACACGCGGCCCGCCCCGTGCGCGGAGCCACTGCCCGAACGCTAGCATCGAGGCGGCCCCGGCGAGCTGGAGCTGCCGCAGGCTTGCGGGCGTGTTGCCGCGGCCCCGCTGCCGCGTCAGCGCCGGGGTCCAGTCGCCGGGCCACCTGCGCATGATCGCGGCCATCGTCATCCGGTCGGTGTTCATGTTGAACGAGCGGTAGGCGCGGCCATCCCAGATCCGCGTGTCCCGGCCGTAGCGGGCGGCCAGCCAGGTCGAGGAGTCCAGCGAGTCGAACCGCATCATCAGGGCGAGGCGGCGCGGGTTGGACGGGGACAGGCCGAAGCCGTGCACGGTCATGCCGTGGTGGTCGGCCCGGTCGAGGCAGGCGTGCATCCAGGCGTCGGCGTGGTCGCGGGCGTTGTGCTTGTTGACGAGGCCGCCGAGCGCGAGCCGTTTGAACCCGTCTGCGGCGAGCCGGTCGACCTCGGCGGGCGGGGTGCCCGCGTGGACGGCGGGCATCGTCTCGACGCCGAGGTCGCGCAGCGCCAGGGCGTTAGCCCGGCTGGTGTCGGGGTCGTAGATCACGTCGAGTGAGGCGTACCGCTCGGCGGGGATCGAGCGGTACCAGGCGGCGAGGCCGGGCAGCGTGATCTCGATGCCCATCACGTAGGCCGAGTAGCCGCCCGAGTCGAGCATGACGTGGGTGCCCTCGGGGACCGGCCGCCAGTCTTTGGCGAACGCATAGCTGGCGAGCAGGGACAGGCTCACGAGGCGGCCCGGATTATGGAGGGCGACCGGCCAGGCGCGCAGAGGCGAACACCGGCTGGCAGGCTCCCACAGCGCCGTGGGGGCTCCGAGCCCCCTCCTGGGTACAACCACATCAGCCAGCTCTGGGAGCGGTTTGCCCACCTCATGGCGGGTGTGCAGGCCACGCCCAGCCGGGCGGGCCGGGCCGGGGTTATGTTGGCGGCAGGAGGTGCGCAATGGCTACGTTCACGGTGACTGCGGTCAGCGACCCGATGGACCGGCGAGTGGTCGGCTTCACCACGGGCCGGTCGGACCCGCTCGCGTGGGACTTCGACGCGGACAGGAGCGGCGGCGCGACCATGCTGCGCGGCTCGGCGGCGTCGTGGCGGTTCGAGGGCGACGGGACGTTCACGGTGCGGGCGCTGGCCCCGAACGGCGACAGCGGCACCGTCCGGGTCACGGTCGGGCCGCGGCAGGTGGATCAGGTGATCCCGGCCGGTGGCGTGGTCGCGGGCGGGACGGCGGTCAAGGTCTACGGCCGGGGGCTGACCGGCGCGACGGGCGTGCTGTTCGACACGACGGCGGGCACGGCGTTCTCGGTGACCAGCGACTCGGTGCTCGCGGTGACGGCCCCCGCGCACGCGGCCGGTGCGGTCGACGTGACCGTGCAGCACCCGGCCGGGAACGTGGTCAAGGGCGGGGCGTTCACCTACGCCTAGGCTCACGGGCGCAGGTGCCGCAGGTAGGCGTCGAACGCGCAGAGCACCGCGGCGACCAGGATCCCGCAGACCAGGCCCGAGCCGAGCAGCCACCAGCTCACGACGACGGCCGCCAGCCCGCCGCGGCGAAGGCGTCGGCGATCCGGCCGGCCAGCGGCCCGGCCTTCCCGGTGGGCGGGCCGGTGAACCAGACGCGGACGGTGGTGTGGCCGCGGGCGAGCTGGGCCAGGAGCGTGCCCAGCGCGCCGGGGATCAGCGCGGTGGTGGTCCAGGGCCGGTCGGTGTCGGCGGTGAGCCGGTCGACCACCGAGCGGTCGCGGCAGCCGGGGCCGGTGGCGGTGACGTTGACGATCTGACCGGGCTCGGCGGTGGCGGTGTACCAGCCGCAGGCGGCCGGGGGCGGCGCGGCCGGGGGCGGCGCGGCCGGGGCGGCCGAGCTGCACGCGGCGACGGCGAGCACCACGGCCAGCCCGAGGAGCCTCACGCGACCACGGCCTCGCGGTCCCGGTCGAGCAGCCCGGTCAGCCGGGCCAGGTCGGTGTCGCCGGGCACGGCGCGGAAACGGTCGAGGAGCTCGACCGGCGCGTGGATCACCAGCACCGACCCGATCCGGTCGGGGTCATAGTCGCGGGATTGACCGCTGGCGTCGGCGGCCTGCGCGATGGCCACGGCCACGTCCGCGACGGTGAACCCCGAGCCCTCGATGTCGGCTCCCATCGCGGCGAGCACGTCGGCGAGCTTGCCGGGGATCCACTGCGCCAGCTCGGCCGAGCGGTTGTCGGCGAGCAGGATCTTGCGGGCTCGGACGTCGTCTACGTCCAGCCACAACACGGGGCCGGTGGTCGCCCCGGCGTCGAGCAGGTTCCTGCGGCGGGTGTGCCCGGCGAGGATGCGGCGGGTCGACGCCTGGGCGATGATCGCCCCGTAGAACCCGTTCACGTCGATCGACTCGGCTACGGCCTCGTCGTCACCCGAGCGGGGGTTGTCCGGGTGCTCGACCAGCTCGGCCAGCGGCGCGTCGGCGTCGTAGCGCTGAGCGCCAGCCATCCGGGCCGGGGGGCGGGTCATCGCGGCGTGTAGACCTGGGTCATGCGGCCGGGGGGCACGAGCACGGGCGCGGTGTCGGTCGCCCGCTGGCGGCTGCTGCGAATCGGCGTCCAGGCCGCGTAGCGCCCGGTCGTGACGAGGCGGGTGCGGTGCCGGGCCACGGGGACCGGGGCGTGTCGGGTTGCGCGGCTGCTGCGTGCCATCGGGCCTCCCAGGTTGCTACGGGCCAGTCTCACCAGTCGGGCAGCCCGCCGTCAACGTCGGCGGGCTCGGCGGGCTCGGCGTCGCGGGCTCGGGCTCGGGCTTTCTGCCGGGCGAGGCGGTCGTCTTCCTCGGCGGCGGCGGCCAGGTCGGGCTCGGCCTCGGGCCGGTCGCGCTCGGCCATCTGCTTGCGGGCCAGCTCGGCACCGTGGGCGGCGTCGCCCGCGGCGGCCGACGCGCCGCCGAGGTCCGGGCAATCCTGGGTCGCGTGGTCGGTGGCCGAGCAGCGGCGGCAGCGCTGATTGAGCGGCGGCGGCTGCCGGGTGCCGGTCGGCTTGCGGGCGGCGAGCACCCGCACGGCGGCGGCGGGGTCGTTGCGGATGCGGGCGATCAGCCAGGCGCGGGGGTCGCGGGGCTTCTTGCCGATCAGCAGCGACTCGGCGATCACGACGGCCTCGGCGTAGGTCACGGCGTGGCCGCTGTTGGCGAGCAGCGCGACGATCTGGTGATGGAAGTCGTCGGAGTCAACCACCACCGTTTCGGCGGCCTCGTGCGCGGGCGCGTGCGCGGGCGCGGACGTGCGCGGCGGTGGTGTCTCTGACTCTGTCTCTGACTCTGTCTGGGCATCCCGAGGCCATAGGGGTGTGCTATGGCCAGTGCTATGGCCTTGGCTATCATCGGCGTCTGACCAGCGGGTGAGCGCCCCGGCGCGGCCCGCAGCGGCCAGCCGGTCGGCCCGCTCGGCGGCATCGGCGCGGGTTCCGTTGCGCTTGACGTAGCCGCGCACCACATAGCCTCCGTCATGGCCGGTGCTATGGCCGGTGCTATCGCCTTGGCTATGGCCTTGGCTATGGCCTTGGCTATGGCCTTGGGTATGGCCTTGGCTATGGCCAGGGCTATCGGCCACGAGCCGGTGATCGAGCAGCAGCTTGAGCAGCCCGTCAGCCTGGTCGGGCGGCAGCGGGTACGCCAGCGCCCCGATCTCGTCGGCGGGCACGAACCCGTCGCTGAGGTTCTCACGGCAGTAGCAGGCCATCGCCAGGTACAGCGCCCACGCGGCCAGCCCGTCGAGCCCGTGCCGCACGATCAGCGCCCGGACTTTCTTGGTGCGGGGCCACCGGACGTCGAGCGGGATATAGATGATCCCGGTCGTGAGGCCCTTGGTCATCGGTCAATCTCCTCGGGCTCGGGGGCGTACCCGGCCGCCACGAGCAGCGGCATCAGGGCGTGGATCGGGAGCACGGCCAGCGCGTGCCCGATGTCGCGCTGGCCGCAGCCGGGCGGCAGGTAGAAGATCACGGCCAGCTCGCCCGGCAGGGCGTAGCCGTTGGCCTGCTCGACCCACTTGGTTCGCCATTCAACGCCGGTCTTGACCTCCACCGCCAGGCCCGGCGTGCCGAGAATGTCGCGGCCCCGCAGCGACGAGCTGCCGGGCTTCTCGGCGCTCGGGTACCAGGTGCGCAGGTAGTCGGCTACCCAGCCCGCGGCGCGCTTGCCTCTGGCCTGGCTCACGTCGGCCCCCCGTTCCCGGCCGGGTCGGCGTCGAACAGGCTGCCCGCGAAGTCGATCACGAGCGTGCCGGTCTCGGGGTCGAGCGCGGCGATCTGGGGTCGCAGCGACCTGGCGATGTGGGCGCGGGCGGCCTCGACGGCGCGGTTGAGGTCGCGGGCGGCGGCGTTCATCTCGCCTTGGAGGTGCTCCCCGAACGCGACGATCTGCGCGGCACCGGCCTCGTGGGCGGCGGTGCGGCAGGCGTCGGCGGTGGCCTCGACCATCTTGATCAGGCTGTCGCTGTAGCCTCGGGCCTCCTTGATCGCGGCGCGGAGGTCTTTGTTCGCGCCGTGGGCCTCGCGGACCAGTTCGCGCAGCTCGATCAGCTGGCCGGGCAGCTCGTCAAGGTTGCCGGTCATACCAGCCAGCCCTCTGCCGGGTCGCGTCGATCATCTGGCCGACCTCCCGCCCGATGGCGTCCAGGGCGACCTGCTGCTCGCTCCACAGCCACGGCGGCTCGACCGCCCGGCTCAGCGGCATCGTGGTGGCGGTGTCCGGTGAGACGATGCGCACCTCGTGCACGACCGTGAGCACCGGGGGCAGGTTGGCCGGGTCGAGGACGTGCCGCAGGCAGCGGCGCCCATTCCACCAGCCCACGAAGTAGCCGGGCAGGCCGAACCCCGCGACGCCGAGCATGACCCAGAGCGTGGCGAGCTGCCATCCGGTCACGGCCCCTCCCGGCCGTTCAGGTCCGCGTCGGCGGTGATCAGCACCGCCGTGATCCGGTCGAGGTTCTCAGCGATGGAGACGAGCGCCATGAACGACGCCATCTGTGCGGCCTCGAATTGCGCTTTGCCCGCGCCGGGGCTGTGCGGCTCGCGGGCGGCGATGTAGGACACGGTCGACGCCCAGTCTCGGGCCATGGCCAGCGGCCCCGGCAGGTCGGGCCCCGGCGTGATGAGCGCCCCGGCCTCGGGCTCGGCGGTCACTTCCCGGCCTCCTTGCCCGTGTCGGGCTCGTCGGGGTCGACCGGGCTGTCGGGCTCGCGCATGGCGTCGAACGCCTTGCGGATCTCGTCCTCCAGCTCAAACTCCAGGGTCGTCTGTCCCGAGTCGAATTCGACCGACCGGCGCAGCATCGCCTCGGCCTGGTCGAGGTCTTGCGGCAGCAGCCGGGCCACGCGGCGGATTCTCACGGTGATGACCTTGTCGTCCAGGTCGTAGTCCTCGGTGCCGCGCTTGCAGTCGAACACGATCATCGCGGCGCGGAGCTGGCGCGGGTTCTTGGCCAGCTCGTCGGCGATCGTGGCGAGGCCGTTTGCCTCGCCCCTGGGTAGCAGCGCTTGGCCTTTCACGTCAGGCATGGTGTTTCCCTTCTAGCGGGGGTGGGGCCAGCCGCGAGTTCACGGCGGCTATAGCGGCTTCCTGGGCGGCCAGCAGCTCCCCGGTACCGAGCCCCCGGCCGTGGTCGTAGGCGGCGTACACGGCCCGCTGTAGCGGCTTGGGGACCATCGCCCAGTGGTCCCCGCACATCAGGAACCGCATGGCGATCTGGGCGATGCACTGCCCTGCCGGGCAGCGGTGGGTCTCGGGCATGGCGGGGGCTCCTGGGTGGCGATGATGCGGGCGCGCAGCTCGGGCAGCCCGTGGGCGGGTTCGATCAGGTCGGCCGCGGCGTGCAGCTCGGCGCGGACGCGGGCGGCGAACCGGGACCGGCCGCCTGGCGGGCCGGTGATGCGCGGGCGGCGGTGCTTCACGGGAACTCGAGTTCCCGCGGGTCGTCGGGGACCAGGCCGCCGTCGTAGTGGGCGCGGTGGTCGGTGAGCTGGGCGGTCAGCTGCCGGTTCATGGCGATCAGGTGCTTGCGCTGGGCGTGCAGCTCGCGGACCTCGGCGATCAGGTCGGCTACGTCCTCGGGCCGCAGCGCCGGGCGGTCGTCGTAGCAGAATGCCAGCTCGGCCCGCCGTGCGATGCCGGCCAGCTCGGCGTCAGTCAGGTTCCGCATCGGGCGGCTCCTCGGGGGGCTCGGCGGGGTCGGCGGCCTCGGCGGCGGGGTCGGCGGAATGGTCGCCGTTCTGGTGAGCGCCCAGCTTGAGCAGGGCGTCGAGCCGCTCGATCGCGGTGATGGCCTCCTCGGGCGTCAGGTCGTTGGTCGACGCGACGGCGCGGCCCAGCCACGCGCTGAGCAGCCCCAGCACCTCCTCGCGGCTGGTGAACCCGAGGTCGCGCAGGCTGGCCAGGATGCGGGTCCGCGCCTTGGCCGTCAGCCGGGGCTCGA